TACGAAAGCAACACCCAGCAATAGACGAGTCTCTGATGAAAGTATATGTTGAGATGACTGAGGAAGAGCTAGACGCTTACATCGTTGATGACGAAGAAGAAGATGTAGTCAACAACCCTAGCCATTACAACACTGGTAACATTGAGTGCATCGAAGCTATCGAAGAGTCTATGACTCCAGAAGCATACAAGGGTTACCTCAAAGGCAACTGCATGAAGTACCTATGGCGCTATGACTACAAAGGAAAGCCAGTAGAGGATTTAGAGAAGGCTCAGTGGTACTTAGCTAAGCTGTTGCAGGAGGTGGTGTTTGAATCAGAGAATACTAAGTAACCGTATGCTAACACCTGATGGTACAATGCTTGAGTCTAGGCATAGGCACAACTATGTAACCCACCTAGACGCTAATGGCAAAGAGTATATGCTGGATGGTGGTTTAGACTATGTGCGTAGTTCTGCTAATGGTGATGAGCAGTACTTAACTGTCTATCACGATGACCCGCATGAAGTTATAAGAGATGTAGTAACGTGGGGCACCTATGGTAAGAACGGTGATGAGCCGCTGAAGTATGTAGCGATTGCTGACATGGATCCTTACCATCTTCGGGCTTGCTTAGACACTCAGAAGAAAACTATGCACCCGTCTATATACAAAGTTATGCTGGATGAAGTGGAGTATCGTGATGCGCTTAAAAACCTACCAACTGATTGAACGGATAGTCGAGGAAGGCACAGAGGCAGGATACAATAGGGCGCATAAGCACACTGACACGCCCAACGAGGCAACAATCAAACAGTGCATAGAGCAGTACATTATGCAGGGCTTTGATGAATACTTTGAGTTTGATAGAGAAGAATAGTTTACTAAAAGTATCGTTTGGGTACTGTAGCGCCTTATATCGGCAAAGAAGTAAACCAAAGTTGAACGTTGATATACAGTAGTTCATCAATAACAGGAATATATGTAGACTAACATATAACGTCTTATGTTTTAAGCAGTAGGAAACTCTATTGCTTAGAACATTGCACATCTAAATAAGATACAGAGGATAATAAATAATGAAGATAGTTGATAAAGACTTTAAACCTAAGCAATCTACCCCTACTTATGATAAGATACAACGGTGCATTGACTCACTGCCATTCCTAGAAGATGACTCGCACGACTTTGCTTTAATAGTTATTAGCCCTAACGGATACACTACCGTAGGTACTAACTTAACAACAGGTGAAGCAGTGTTTATACTTGAGGCAGCTAAGCTAGGTTTAATTATGGGCGACCCTGAGCCAGACTCTAACGTACATTAAGAGGATATTAATATGTCAGGTAAAGGAAGTAGTCCACGACCCATTCCCGATAGAGAAACATTTGAGAATAACTTTGATGCTATCTTTAGGAAAGATAAGAAAGAAGACAAACCAGTAGAAACTACTAACAACAATAAGGACAAGAAGTAATGGATATTTATCAGAGCTACATTCACAAGAGCCGATACGCTCGCTACCTCCCAGAAGAACAACGCCGTGAGACATGGGATGAAACTGTAGATCGCTATGTATCTTTCTTTAAGAAGCGCGGCAGTCTTGATGACAAGACCGGAGAAGAAGTACGACAAGCTATCACCAACCTAGAAGTCATGCCATCTATGAGAGCGCTGATGACGGCAGGTGAAGCACTAGATAGAGACAACGTAGCTGGATTTAACTGTAGCTACATTGCAATTGATAGTCCTCGTGCCTTCGATGAGCTAATGTATATCTTGCTGTGTGGTACTGGTGTTGGCTTCTCTGTTGAGCGGCAGTACGTAAGCAAGCTACCAACTATCGCTGAAGAGTTCTTTCAAACTGACACGACAATTCATGTTAGCGATTCTAAGGTAGGCTGGGCTAAGGCATTCAGAGAACTGATTAGCTTGTTGATTGTAGGTCAAGTACCAAGCTGGGATGTGAGTCGAGTACGCGCCGCTGGCGAACCGCTAAAGACCTTCGGTGGTCGCGCTTCTGGCCCTGCTCCATTAGTGGAATTGTTTAACTTCGCTGTCGGCCTGTTTAAGTCCGCTGCTGGACGCAAGCTGACAAGCGTGGAAGCGCATGACCTGTGCTGTAAAGTGGCTGAGATCGTAGTTGTAGGCGGTGTACGTAGGTCTGCATTGATCAGTCTATCTAACCTGTCTGATGATCGTATCCGTAGAGCTAAGCATGGACAGTGGTGGTTAGATGCACCCTATCGTGGCCTCGCTAACAACTCTGCATGTTATACAGAGAAGCCAGACTTTGAAGCCTTCCTTAATGAGTGGAGTAGTTTATATGAGAGCCGAAGCGGAGAGCGTGGGTTCTTCAGTCGAGTTGCTAGCCAACGACAAGCTGCAAAGAATGGTCGCCGAGATCCTGACCACGAATTTGGAACGAATCCTTGCAGCGAAATCATCCTTAGACCAAATCAGTTCTGTAACCTCTCAGAAGTTGTCGTGCGATCAGACGATACAGTTGAAAACCTCAAGCGAAAGGTACGTATTGCAAGTATTCTTGGAACTCTGCAAGCTACCCTAACAGACTTCCGTTATCTACGTAGTAAGTGGAAGCATAACACTGAAGAAGAAGCATTACTTGGCGTATCTATGACAGGTATTCAAGATTGCAAATTAACTAACGGAGTAAAGAATGGATTACCTGCTCTACTTGAAGAGCTTAAGCAGCAAGCTGTGGATACAAACAAAGAATGGGCTGCAAAACTTGGCATCAATCAGGCTACTGCTGTTACTGCTGTTAAGCCTAGCGGTACTGTTTCCCAGCTTGTTGATTCTGCTAGTGGTATTCACGGCAGATTCTCCCCTTACTACATCCGCCGCGTTAGGGCTGATATTAACGATCCTTTATGTGATGTGCTTAAGGAAGCGGGGATACCATCAGAAGTAGATGTCAGGTCACCATCAACATTGGTCTTCAGCTTTCCTAAGAAGGCACCAACAGGAGCTGTAATGTCTGCATCACAAACAGGCATGGAACAACTGGAGTTATGGGATGTATATCAGAAACATTGGTGTGAGCATAAGCCGTCTATTACTGTTTATTACAGAGACAATGAGTTTCTTAATATTGGTAGTTGGCTTTACAACAATTTCGATGATTGCAGTGGCGTGTCGTTTCTTCCTTTCAGTGAGCACACTTATGAACAAGCACCATACGAAGAGATTACTAAGGAGCAATACAAAGAAATGAACGCGGCTATGCCAAAGGACATAGCATGGGACATCACAGAGGCAAGTGATGTTACTGAAGGAGCACAGACGTTAGCATGTACAGGAGGGGCATGTGAGATCTAACTGATAAAGAAAAGCCCCTATGCCATTGCGGTGTAGGGGCTTATTAGTTACGAGTGTTTAATAGTCTTAGCTATCTTTTCTCCACTACGGCCTACGACATAACCACCTAGACCTAATTGTAGAAGCATCCATGCCTCATCCCTGAGAGGGGTTGCTAGTAATCCTAGCGAATCTCCAACAGCAAGCACCAGAAACGTCAGCATTGTTATAGGCCGCCATGATGCCGCTATCCAGTTATCTGAATTAGCTTCACTGTTTACTATCGTAGCACGAGCAGTTAACGCTTGTGTCTCGTAATCAAATACACGCTGCATTGCTGCTGCCTGTACCTCTAGCATCTTAGTCTTAGCTGCTAGTCTTTCTTCTTCCGATGTATGCAAGTCATCTATCAAGCCTGCTGCGGGTTTAAAGATACCTGCTATTAAGTCTGTTATGCCTATCATTATTACTTCTCCAGTAGTGCAGGTATGAGAGGGAACGACCTGCTAACATCCTTCAGTACAGCAGCTATTACATCTTCAGGCGACATACTCCCTGACATGATAGCGCCTATGCCATTGATTAAATCGTTAGCCTTACTAGCAGCAGGGCCGAGGATAGCAGTAGTTGGATCAACGCCATAGTTACTAGCTCGGAAAGGATCTATCGCAAACGACAGACCACCGATGTAAGCAATAGAACCTAGTAGATGGCCCAAGGCATCTCTATCTTCCCATCTTTCAGTGTCTCCTGTCTTAACAAACTCACGCAAACCAGAAGCCATAACCTGAGTGGCTAACATCATACCAATGTACGGCGCAATAGCCGCTGCTTGTTTAATCTTCTCAGGTGGTGTTCCGTTAGCAACCATAGAGTTATACCAACCCTTCATTACCACGTTGTTGAACACAATAGAGAATGACTTAAGCTGTGCAAGTAACTTAAAGCGTTCGTCTGCCATCCACGCTGGCTTCTGTACCATACGGGGACGCATAACAGTATCTTCAACTACGTTAAGAACACCAACTCTAAACTTCTCATTGTAGTATTCATTCTTCTTAGCCCCTCTGAGATTCCAGTTATAGGCTTCAGAGATATTGAGACCAGCCTCTGCAAACTTATCACCGATACGCAACTGCTCTTCGAGATTACCTTCTTTAACAGCGGTCGTGTACTTAACTAGATCGGATCTGAATCCTTGCTCTGCTAAGATAGCCGATGTCATACGCAATGCTTCAGTCCACTGTGGTGTAAGGGTCATGTTGTAGAAGAAGTTCTCAACATTAGTAATCCTACCACCAATCTCATTGTCACCTAGACGGGCAGCTGCTGTGTTCTTTAACTCATAAGCAGTGATGCCTAAGTCTTGAATGATGTCGCTTTTATTAACAAGCTGAGACGCATCTTTAAACGACAGACCACGACCATGCTTAAACTGCTCCTTGATTATACGAGCGGTTAGCTTACCAGCAGATGTAATAGCCTTACCTGTTTGTCCTGTCTTAGAGGCTACAACAAACACCTCAGCCAACGAAGGAAGAATAGATAGAGGCAGCAGCGTAACACTTAATCCAGCACGTATAGCATTCTGTGCAGTTCTGATACCTTCACCTTGCGACACATCTAAGTTACGAATAGGAATACGCTGAGATAGATTCATCATGTTAGCTAGATCGTTAACCACTGTCTCTGTATTGTAAGTAATACCCTGTGCTTTTGCATCGTCAAGGACTTTAGCTACTTCAGTGTAGAACTTCTCATTGTTAGCACCGAACTCTTTAGCATGTGCTAGTCTTTCTGACATCATCTCATAGTAAGAGTAGATAGAGTCCTGCACTTTAGAGTCAGCGTTAAGCCAGTTAGACCAGAAGTCTTGAGGCAGCTCAGCCAGCATACGATGAGTCTCAACGGCGTTCTGACTATTAACCTTTGCTCCTTTTGTCTTTATCGCGCCTAGCTTGTTGTTCATATTCTTAGCTGCTTCTGACTGAGCATCAGCTACTGTCATACCTTCGTCAATAAACTCTTGAACATTCTCTTCATATCTCTTTAAGATACGAGTGTCGGTATCCATTCCGAAATGCTCATAGCCTTGATCCTTAATACGAGCGATGTAGGCATCTATCTTATCAGGAGACAGATTAATACCACGCTGCTTAGCTACGTTTAAAGCCTGAGCCTTGAACGCTGCTGGATCAGCTTTAAGTTTCTTATAATCTATACGTCCGTGCAAAGGGAAGTATGTACTGCCTTCAAACAACCCTGACTCAATACCATACTTCTCTAAGTCTTTCTTTATCTTAAAGTCTAAGAAAGTAGACAGCTCATTTGAAGCCTGCTTACTTTCTTTAGGTAAAGCAGCGTATGCTTCGTTCTTAGCTGCCTTCTCTTCCTTAGTACCTTCAGGCATAATGCGCTGGTCATGTACTGCTAGAGCGTCTTCGTTGCTCAGCGTCATAAACGTACTCATACCCTTAGAATACTCAGACTTGAATATCATAGCGTCTGCATGCACTGGTCGTATACCCGCTCTACGTGCTAGTGATCCTGAAGTCTGATTAAACTTACCAACAAGCTTCTGCATCTCTGGTGTCTTTATCTGAGAAACAGCCTTGCTTCCTGCCTCGCCTAAGAAAGGCGCAAGATACTTAGAATATAGGTGACCTAGTTTTGTCTCAGTTACTTTTACCTTTTCTTGATTCTTTACCCACGATCCAGTATCCGGATTGAACTCAACAATACCGTCATCTACTTGCTTAGCAAAAGATAAGTCTGCACTTTGCTGTGCCTTAGACATAGCACTAGAACCTACACCGAAAGGCATACCTAAGATACCACCGACAAGAGCCTCAACAGCAGACTCTTTCAACGACTCTTCCACATCAAACTGATCCCAGTAAGATGCAGAGTTTGTAGCTGCTATAGTTGTAGCAAAGTCCTGAACACCTTCAGTAATACCTGAGCCTAACGATGCCTGACCTATCTGTCTAGCCATTGAAGGAGTCTGAGCTACCTGACCACGGATAGCACCGCTTAAGGCACTAGCATTACCTGCATTAATAGCAGTCATAATCTCAGGAGCGGTAGACTTAATTGCTGGGGTCAAGGCTTTGATAAACTTAGCACCCGCCAGCGGCTCTATGGCACCTAAAGCAAGACCAGTGCCAATGTCTGCCATTGACGCAGTGTATGCCTCATCCATATCCTCTGCTTTAAGACCAATGTCACCAATGTTCATTATACCTGACATAAGACCACCAGCAGCTAGCGCACCTGTAGAACCAGACACACCTACTACAGGGGCTAAAGGCGCAGCAGCCATTGCAGGCAGTACAGTGGCTACAGTACCTATGCCTCTGCCTACCTGATCTAGCAAACCTCTAAAGGAAAACTCACCATCTTCATACAGAGGGTGCGCTGTTACCTTAGCTACCTCTGCCATGTTTTCGTTCTTACCCTCGACCATTGCCTGACCGAACGTACTATCAGAAAACCCGAACGCTTCTGCAACGGACTGACCGCCACGGTACAAAAGCGCCTGACCTAAATCTACACCTGCTCCTATCTGGGAACCGAAATCATCCGGCTGCTGCTGTAAGTTCTGATTGTATTGCTGATCAGATGCCGTCCATAAAGAATCAAAGTCGATAGTGTCTGTCATTATTTAGCTGCCTGCCTACTCTTAATGTTTTCAATGGCTTTATTAGCCGCGCTGACTACATCATCGCTGTCTATAGTCGATCCAACCCACCCTTGCCCTATCTTTGCGAACTCCTCATAAAACTCTTTAGTAGCATCATAAGGCATAGTAGCTAACTGTGGACTCATACTCCAAAGTTGATTTGCTAACACGCTTATGTTGTCTCCAGATACTCCAACATTGCGTAAGTTACCACCTACCCTATCGACCTGAGCGCCTTTGTTCTTAAACGGATCTGGGATACCGGCAGCTTTATCCTTCGCCAACAACCTACGCTGATCCATAGTCTTAAGAAGGAGCAATGCGTCTTTGTATTGCTTGTCCTCAGCGTCTTTAGCTTCAGCAGCTCTCGATGCTAAGCCAGCTTGCAGACCTTCACCAAGACGAGACATAGTAGTAGCACCGCGTTGTCCTGAACCTGCCAACATAGCTGCGCCCATAGCCATCAAATCAATACGATCATTGATAGCATTAAACCAATCCTTCTTAGCTTCTGGTTCTTGAGGAGATACAACAGTAGCGCCTGTGTTAAGTTTCTTAGCTGCCTCAGTCGTCTCAACATCCGTCTTATCATCTGTTTTATCAGTACCAGTCGGCACTGTCGGAGGACGTTCTTTTACTTCCTTAACTATGTCTTCCTGAATCTGTTTCAACGTAGCTTGTGTTTCATCGACCTCTTGCATTACTTCTTGATTTTCCAGACTTTTACCTAATGGAGTCGTTGGTGTTGACCTGCGGAGAGCACCTTGTGCTTGAGATGTTTCCCACATACGCCCTGCTGGAGTCTTTAACCATTCTTCAAAACCCTCAGTTTGATTAGCATTAAGAGAATCAAAACCTCCTGCTATTGCTTTAACCATTGGATCATTAGTGAAAGCATTGCCTACGCCTGCATATATATTACTATCAGGCAAGCCCCGATCGTCTACCTTAATCCCTTCAGGTAATGTAATATCAGGAATAGAGAAACTAGGCATACGAGAAGAACCCATAGCAGCAACTGCCTTGTCTATAAAGCTAGGCTTTCCGTCAGGGGTTGCTGTACTTTGAATACCCTGTCCTACCATAGACGGAGAGCGTCCTTGTATCATAGGAAGTAGGCTTGCTAATCCAGCACCTGTAGTATTTGTAGTACCTGCTGTATTCTCAGCAGTACGTCCGTCTCCGTTAAAGATACCACCTAATGCCTGAGCTGTATTACCCATAGCTTGATTCTGAGCCGAGACCTGAGCATTTCTATTTCGCATGTCTACTTGTTTAGTTGCCTCAGACACAGGACGAGTAACGCCATTAAACAAATAGGGGTTGACAATAGGGGTCTCGCCAGTAAGCACTCTAGCTATACTACCTAACGGACTAGTTCTATCTCTTAAGTCTGGATAACCGCTAGTCTGTTTAGCTGCTTGATTAAATAAAGACACAGGACTAGAGGAAGCCACAGAAGGAGCTGTTTGAGGAGCTATCGACTGTAAGAATGAAATTACTTCAGGGTCGTTACGTGAGGCAAAGATAGCATCTTTATAGTTAGAAGGCATCAGAGTATTATTAGCCACCGCTGCTTTTACTTTATCTAATAAACTAGCCATGTTATATACCTACTCCTTGATTAAACATACCCGCTGGCTGCTGAGCCTGCTGAGCTGCTTGTTGTGCTTGCTGTTGCTGCTGACTCACGACTAATGACTGTAGGAGATCAGCTTCTCTGTTACGTCTGGGGTGTAGCTCTGCGTTGCTCCATTCTTCTGGATCACGTAACAGAGTAATAGCCTGAAGAAGGTCACCTTTAATAACAGCCTTCATGGTCTTGTACTTCAAAGCACCAGTGCCGTAGTTATGTAACAGAGAGAGCGCAACTGCCTGCTGCTGTACACTAATAGAATCAAACTCAGGGTACGCCTTACGTAATTGTTTCTTAGACTTCTCAATATGCCTACGTGTAATATCCATAGCTACGTCAGCAGGAATGTTGAAGTGTCCAATCTCTTTCTCAACTGCCAGTGCTTCACTTCCTTTCTTACCTACATAGGGAAGCAAAGCATACTCTACGTCTTGAGGCAGACCTAGTGCTTTAAACTCCTTGAGACCCATCTGTCCAATATCAATACCACCGCCAAAGGTAAGTCCAGACCTACCGATGACGATGCCATTCTTCTTTGGAAGATATGTTCTAGTTTCAAAGCCTTCTTGCTCTAGTAAGAACTGAATTACTGCATCATCTTTATTCATATTAATCTAG